GAATCATGTATACATCTGTGAGGATGCTGAAAACTGTTTCGATTATTTGAAATGCGCAAACAATTTGAATGATTGAGGGAGTAAAAATGTCTCAATCTCCGAACCCTCTTGTCGAACCAACCCCTCTTGTCGAATCAAACTCAAAACCAAAACGATATTGTGCAGCAAAATCCAAACGGACTGGCCTTCCCTGCCGCGATTGGGCTATGATTGGGAGGACCACATGTTATCATCATGGGGGTGTGCCTAATTCCGGGCCGTTGAAACACGGTCGAAAGAGCCGTCTCCGCTATGTTTTTGGCGAAAAATACGACTCACTAGCAACGAATGAGGAACTCCTCGGATTTGAAGACGACATCAAATTATTTCTGGCCGCGAATCGGAGTTACTCGGAATGATCGAGGGCGGAAAACCCGACGAAGGCACCTGGTCGCGCCTTCTTGAGTTATCAGAGCGTCGGACACGGCTTGTAGAGCGCGCAATTTCCTCTATGACTAAAATAGAGGATGCGATCACAACCCGATATGCTATAGTAATTATGGGCAGAATTTTGGAAATCGTAGAAAAAGAGGCTGGCAAAGATGTCTCTGGAAGAGTTGCGCTCAGGCTCCAATCCGAACTTATCGGGAGTACTCCCAGATAAAGTCACACAAGTTTTTTGTGAGGCTCTCAGCTATTTTATTCCCCAAAAATCCGTCGAATGGACATACAAATGTCCTTTTCCCCCTTCGATCCAACAATCAAAATTTCTTGCACTCAATTGCATAGAAGCTTTTTATGGGGGTGCGGCGGGTGGTGGGAAAAGCGATTGTCTCCTTCAATCGGCGGCACAGAGCGTTGACGATCCAAATTATAGAGCGATCATTTTTAGACGCAATTATGCGTTGTTGGAGCAAGCGGGTGGTCTTATTCCTCGATCTTGGGATTATTTTGGCGATTGCGGGGCAAAATGGCAAGAAAAAAATCACCGTTGGATTTTCCCATCAGGTGCTCAAATCGCTTTCGGACACATGGAAAATGAAAAAGATTATTATCGATACAAGGGTGGTCAATATCAGTTTATTGGGTTTGACGAGCTGACCGAGTTCACTCGTGAGCAATATATCTATCTATTTAGTCGTTTGCGTAAAAAAGAGGGCTCCAATCTCTCTCTACGAATGAGATCCGCTTCGAATCCTGATGGAATCGGGTACGAATGGGTCAAACAGCGGTTTATCGTAGAGGGCGAAAAAAACGGAATCCTATTCATCCCCGCAAAATTAACAGACAATCCTCATATCGATCAACTTGCTTATATCGCATCATTAGATCGCTTAGACCCCGTGAGCCGTGCAAGACTTCTGGAAGGTAACTGGGGCATAAGGCCACCTGGTGCGATGTTTCGACGGGAATGGTTCAATGGGTGCATAAAAGAGGAATCTCCGCCGCTACAAGAGGTTTCAGCCCGTGTGCGATTCTGGGATTTAGCGGCAACAGAAGAGACAACCGGGAAAGATCCAGATTACACCGCCGGCGTTTTGATGGGAAAACTTAAAAACAAACGGTTTGTTGTTTTCCATTGCATTAAACAGAGAGGCACTCCACTCAAAATTAAACAATTAATCAAACAAACAGCGCTGATTGATGGGTATAGCGTGAAAATCGTTATCGAGCAAGAGGGGGGCGCCTCTGGCATCTGGGTAGTTGATGATCTCGTACGCGAATTGGCAGGGTACCGAGTATCAGGCAAACCAAGTAGACGCAATAAAATAGAGCGAGCAGGGCCTTTTAGTTCTCAATGCGAGCGGGGCAACGTCGATTTGGTCCAAGGGCCATGGGTGACTGATTGGCTCGATTCACATGAAGCTTTCCCAACTCCAGGGATCCATGATGATGACGTAGATGCAACAAGTGGCGCATTTGGGGAATTGGTGGGTGGGTTGATAGGGAGTTATCCCAAAGAATTAATCAAATCCGCAAAAAAACCAGATCTCACATTCAGAAAAGATACCGAGATGTAAAAAAACCTTGACTATTTTTGAATAACAGATCTATCATTATGGTAATTATACCTCATGATGTCACGAATGAAACAGAACAGGCAATTTCTGAAATTGGTGCAATGCCTGTTCTGTCGCCTGTTTTTGGAGTTGCCTGCGGAAAAGGCGACTCATGCCAGCATCCTACCCAGCCCTTAAAAATGTAAGACGCCCTATTGTAGGCCCTGAAATAAGGGCAAGCGGATTTGAGCATTTTTCAGGACGGATAGTTGACCCTCTCGAAGAAAACACCCTATTTTCCGATCTAACTACAGCTTGTTTAACTTTCCATAAAATGTTTCTCTCAAATCCAAAAGTTTCCGGTTCATTTCTGGCAATCGTTGGCCCTTTGATGAATCGAAAGATTTGGAACATCGAACGCGCTAGTGATAATCAATCTGATCGAGATGCTGAAGAATACGCAGAGCGGGTGCTTTTTAATAATCCTAAATTTTTCTGGTCTAATGCGATCTTTCAGTTTGCCCTTAATATTATCTATGGCGTGATGCCATTCGAGATGGTTTTTGAAGCAAAAGAGAAACAGATCGAGTTTTGTAAATTTGCGGTTCGATTACCACATACGATTTGGGAATGGCAACGCAATCCAGATGGATCATTGAAAGCGATCACTCAGCAAGTGCAAATGCCCGATGGGAATTGGCGGATGCCCGTGATCCCCGTTGAAAAACTCTGTCTTTTCACTCGTTGGCAAATCGGAGATAACTATCAAGGTTTATCTGCTCTACGGCCACTCTATTACTACTGGAAAGGGCTAAAACAGGCTTTGACAGCCCTTGGTATTG